CTGAAAAAAAATTGCACAGAATAATTGAGATTTAGGAGAAAGATGACACAAACAACAGGATTTGGAAAAGGCAGACCAAATAAAAACAATTACACCTTATCAGAAAATCCACTAAAAGATTTTCTTAATGAAGAAAAAACTTTAGATGCAGGGATTGTGGATGCTGTAAAGAAAGCCAATTGGTTAGGGGTGGAAGATGAAGCATCTGTTCTTGTCGCCATTCATTTGGCAAGACAATTACTGCTTCAGGAAAACCGCACCCATCAAATTGCACCCATATTGATTTCCTTACTAGGAAATCTAGGTTTGCTATACGGCAGTAGGGAAATACAACAGACAGATTTAGTAGATGATTTTTTGAAAGAATTACAGGCTAATGAAGTGGCTTCCCACTAGGTACACCCCACCACTACAAGAGAACTTTCCCACTTCAGGGCAGACTGTCATTGGTCTTGCAGAAGCATTCATTTGCATTCCTGAAAGAAATAATGAGAAGTTGAAATTGACCGATTGGCAAAAGTGGCTTATCAATCATGTATTGGAAAGGTATCCCTTAGACCATAGCGATCCCCAAAAAGCGGGAAGGTTGAGATACAAACAGGTAGTTATCTCAATTCCCCGAAAGAATGGCAAAAGTTTGTTAGGATCACTATTTGCTTTATATGGATTGATAGCCCATGAATCAGGGGCAGAAGTGATTTCTGTTGCATCCAGTGCTGACCAAGCCAACATTGTGTATAGAAATGTATTGAATCAAATTCTTAACAGTAAGTATTTGAAACCACGATTCAAGAAGGCAACTGAGGGAAGGGGTATTTACACTGCAGATGGAACAGGCAGGTACATTGTGATGGGTAATAGGGCTACTTCAGCACAAGGTATGCATCCATCTATGGTGATATTTGATGAACTTCATGTTGGGAAAACTGATCTCTGGACTGCTATGGCACTAGGAAGTGCGACTAGACAAGATGGGATAGTCATTGGCATCACTACTGCAGGAGATGACCAGTCCGAACTTTTGAACAACTTGTATGCAAGGGGAGAGATTGCGATTGCAGGAAACCCTGATTTGGAAAGGTTTGGATTCTTCTGTTGGGAAGCCCCTGAAGGATGCAAGGTAGATGACAGACAAGCCCTAGAACAAGCCAACCCCAACCTTGTAGAAGGCATCCTGCAGTGGTCGAATATTCAAACAGAAATAGCCACCATGCCTGAAGTAGATGCTAGACGATACCGATTGAACCAATTTGTTTCTTCATCAAACAGTTGGATTCCTGATGGCTTATGGCAGGGATTAGGTCATGGTGCTGTAGATAAATCTCAACCAGTCTGTATTGCTTTTGATAGAACTGTTTCTTGGGATCATGCTTCATTAGTTGTGGCACAGAAAAATGACAACGGATTTGTAACTGAATTAGTGGCATCACTATCAAGACCTGATAAAAAGAAGGTTCTAGAAATGTGCTACCAACTGGCATCCAGTCATCAGGCTACTTTTGTTATTGATGGATACTTAAATGCAGAAATTGCATTTGAACTGAAACAGCGGGGTATCAACGTATTGCAAATGTCATTGAAAGACCACGTTCAGGCTTCCAATATGGTATTTGCAAGTATTGTAAATAACAAGATAACACATTCACATGATCAATTAGTCACGCAACAGATTGTTAATGGTGTAAGAAAGAATGTTGGGGATTCATGGCGTTTAACACGAAAAGACAGTATTACAGATATGGATTGTGCATTAGCAACAGTGATGGCTATTTGGGGAAGTGATCAAGAAGTATTTGCACAACCAATGATTCACTAAATGATTTCCGCTTTGAAATAAAAATGGCGGTATAATGGAAGGTAGTTATGGGAATATTAGATTTATTTAGAACAACGAAATCTGAACCAACGGAAAAGCGGGCAGTAGAAGCCCTCATTCCCAATCGGTCTATTTCTACAGTGAATATGGATACAGCCCTTACATTAGGGGCTGTCTATCGCTGTATAAACATAATTGCCACGTCAATATCCCAATGCCCTGTGACTGTATATAGAAATGATTCGGAACCCATAACTATTCCGCAGTTCATTTCACAGCCAACATTGGGTATGACACAAAGGCAATTCTTATATCAAACTGCTACTTCCCTTGCCCTAGATGGTAATGCCTATTGGTTAATTACCCGCAAGGGGAGAAGCATCATCAATATAGAGGTTCTACCCGTTGGACAAGTAGTTGTTGAATCTTTAGCAGAAGGCGGAATTCGCTACCACTACAAAGGGCAACAACTTGATCCTGCCAATCTTCAGCATTTGAAATTGTGCGATATTGCGGGCAGACCAACAGGATTAGGTGCTATTCAATCTGCTAGAAAAGACCTGCAAAATGCAATTGATGTGCGGGAATATGCCATTCAATTCTTTTCAGATGGCGCAGTTCCATCTGGAATTTTAAGTACAGACCAACATCTAAATTCTGACCAAGCAGAAAACCTGAGATCAAGATTTATTGAAACGCAACAGGCAAATACACCTGCTGTTCTCTCAAATGGTTTGGAATATCAGGCACTGACACTTTCACCTAAAGATTTGCAGTGGCTTGAAGCAAGGTCATTTAGTGTTCAGGATGTATCCCGCATATTTGGCGTACCTGCATCCTTCTTACTGGCATCAAGTGGGGATTCACAAACTTATGCCAACCTTGAAACAGTCAATAGGGCTTTTGTGAATTTTACTTTGATGACCTATTTTGGGTGCATTGAAGATGCCTTTAGCGCATTACTTCCGTTGGGCGTGACGGCTAAATTTGAATTGGATGCTTTCTTGCGGGGAGATACTGCAAGTAGGTACAACGCCTATGCATCTGCCATTAGCGCAGGTTGGCTGACAAGAAATGAAGTAAGGGAATGGGAAGGACTTTTACCAATTCCTGATTTGGAGAATATCAACAATGGAAATACAACACAGAGAATTTGAAATCAGAAACGTTGATTCAGATAACAGAGAAGTCTTTGGGATCGCTGTTCCTTATGAACAAGTAACACAGATTGGACGCATGAAAGAAAAGTTTGTGCGTAATTCCGTCACTGTGAACAAGTTGCCAAAACTTTTTTACAACCATGATGAACCAATTGGAATCATCCGTTCTATGGATGACCAACCAGACGGACTTCACATCACTGCCAAAATTAGCGACACCATCAAAGGGCAGGATGCTTGGACATTAGTAAAAGATGGTGTCATACGTAGTTTTTCAGTGGGCTTTGTTCCCGTTGAACATTCCCTTGATGGGGATGTGGTAGTACGCCAAAAGGTTGAATTGAAAGAAGTCAGCCTTGTTGCGCTACCTGCCTATGAAGGTGCAGTCATTACTGAAATCAGAAATGAAGCACCTGAAACAAACAATTTAGGAGAAACACAAATTATGGAAACACAAACACAAGAAACAGTGGATTTGAACCCTGCAATTGCCGAATTAGACAGACGTGTTGCGGTACTTGAAACCACTAAGACTTCCACTGCTTCCATCCCATCCATTCGTTCTTATGGCGAATATGTCAAGGGATTGGTAGCGGGAAATGAAACAGCACAAACATTACAACGTGCGCTAACAACTGTTTCTGATGTAACAGGTCTTGTAACAGATCAATGGGTTAGAGATATTAAAGGAATTGTAGATACTGGCAGACCTGCTGTTTCTGCTTTCTCGCAAGGTGCGCTACCAGCATCAGGCATGAATGTCTATTTCCCTAAAGTTAATTCACAAGGCGCAACATCCGCAGTTCAAGCATCTGAAGGTGCTGAACTAAACAATGCAGAATTTACTATTACTAGCGGTTCTGCAACTGTTAAAACAATCGGTGGTTACAACCAAGTATCCCGTCAGGTTATTGAAAGGTCTGACCCTTCATACCTTGATGCGCTATTTCGTGTACAGGCTATTGGCTACGCCAAGAAGTCAGACCAAGAACTAATCTCTGCATTGACCGCAGAAGATAACAACTATGGAAACGCATCCGTATCTGCAGGAACAGCCCAAGCATGGCTTACCGCTGTGGCAGATTTAGCAGCACATATCTACAAGTATGGTGGATTGACTGCAAACTTCATCCTAGTTTCAAAGGATGTATTTAAGGATTTGGCAGGTCTTGTAGATGGTATTGATAGACCACTATTCGCAGGTGCAAATCCAATCAACAACATTGGAACGGCTAACATTCCACAGTTGCAAGGAAATCTATTTGGACTTCCTGTAATTGTTGATGTGAACCTTGCAGATGACAAGGCATATCTTGCATCAAGAGAAGCAATTACTACTTGGGAATCTGCAGGTGCGCCATTCCGCATCTCAGAGGATGACGTTTCAGCATTGACCCAAGATTTCGCTGTGTATGGCTATCAGGCAGTAACAGTGAACAACATCAATGGAATTGGTCGTTTGACATTCTAATTAGGTAGGGGTTATGACTTGGGAAGATTTGAAATCGTATGTAGGTGCAACTGATTCAGATAATGAATTTACAGAACAGTGTTGGGATCAAGCAAACTATTTAGTCAATAACTTTGCAGATGCAGATGATGTACCTGCAGACTTAATGAATCGTGCCTATTTGGAATGCGGTTCTGAACTATTTCACAGAAGGTCAGCACCTAATGGAATTAGTCAGTTTTCATCCTTTGACGGACAGCCAATACGGATTGCCCGTGACCCAATGATTCCTGTTTATGCGTTACTAAGAAGGTATGTAAGCCCTCTATGAACGTCATCTCAGAAACTAAAAAGGATTTATCAGATGCGCTGAATGCTGAAGGCATTAACGCTGAATATTTTATTCCTGCCCGCATAACCCCACCTCTAGCAATAATTTCCCCTGATACAAACTATGTGTCACAGGGGGATACATTTAGCAGTTTTTCATTGGGTGTTGAAGTAACACTTGTAGCACAAACTGCAAGTAATCCAAAAGCCCAAGAAGATTTAGATGATGCAATTGTGACAGCCATAAGTGCAATACCTGCATCATGGCGCATTAATTCAGTAGAACAACCTTTTGCCCTATCAACGGGTAATGCGGAATATCTAGCAACAAAAATGTCACTAACAACAGAAATTACAATTTAGGAGAACTAAGATGCCATCAAGCACACGCATTAAGGGTCAAAATTTGATCCTCACCATTGATGGTGATGATTACGCTATGGATGCTACTTCAATCACCCTTACTAATGAAGATAAGGATGGAGAAGTAAGAACATTTGCAGATGTAACACCACCTAAACAGTGGTACTTTGAAATTGAGGGAATCCAATCCACCGCAACAAATTCCTTATGGTCTTTGTTATGGAATGAGGATGGAACTGAGGGAATCGCCTATGTGTTTAAGCCACATGGAAACGCTTCTGCTTCTGCATCCCAACCGCATTTCACAGGAACAGTATCCGTTAAGGGTAAGCCCCCAATTGGCGGTACTGCTGATACCACGTTCACATTTACCTACCGCTTGGAATGTGACCAAGAACCAACAATGGATACAACGCCATAATGACCAGTTCCGTTGTAAGGATTGAGAATCTGAACAAGATTCTCAACACCCTTAGCAAAATAGGTGTGGATTCACAGAATTTGAAAGGTGCAACCACAAAGGCTTCTGCCTTAGTGCTACCACCCTCAAAAGCGAATGCACCAGTACGCAAAGGAAAATTACAACGGACAGTCAAAGCATCTACTGCAAGAAACAAGGTGCAGATCACCGCAGGTACACCTAACAGTGTGCCGTATGGTGCAGCCATTCATTGGGGTTGGAAGAAAAGAAACATCCAACCTAATTCATGGTTGCTAGAAGTGCGGGATAGATATGGTGATGAAGTAAAAGATATTTATATAACAGAAATACAAAAACTAATAGATCAGAATTTGGACAAAGTAAAATGAGAATAGAAGAAATAACATTGGCAGAAATGGCTGAGATTGAGAAGAAAGCAAATGCACCTATTGCATGGCTTTCTGATGACGATAAGCCAAAAGCAGTTCTTCTTCAGGCGTTAAATTGGGTAATTCAAAAAAGAAGCAATCCAAACTTTACCTTTGAAGAAGCAGGTAAGACACCATTGACAGAAATCAATAAATTGATTGAAGTGGATGAATTAGAAAAAAAATAAATGGTGCTGACTATTCAGCACACAGACTTGCAAAATTCTGTATGGCAACAGGAATGTCACCTTCAGAAGCAAAAGCATTAACTGTGTCTGAATACAACGCATTTATAGATGCAATAGGAGATCAATAATGGCTAAGGGTGCAGTAGCAAAAGTAACATTTGTGGCTAACGCCAAATCTCTTATCAATGCTACAAAAAATATTAATAGAAATATTTCCACACTTACTTCTGGTTTTACCAAACTTGGAAGATATGCCAAGTTAGCATTTGGCGTTTTCGCCGCTAATCAAGCAATAGGTGGACTGAAGGGGTTAGTTTCTGCAGGGGAACAGGCAGTTCAGTCTGCTAGAAGGCTACAGGCAATCTTTGAAGCACAGGGTTTAACAGGAACCGCTGTCTATAAACAACTTGGAGAACAGACCAGAGATATATCACTGGACTTAGGGATTCAAGGAGAAGTAGTACAGGAAGTTCAAGCCAAACTTGCATTATTTGGTAGGGCATTTGCCGTTGGTACACAAGGGGCTAAAGATTTTGGAACCGCAACACGCTTAGCATTTGACTTTGAATCCGCAGGATTAGGTTCTGCATTACAAGGCGCAGAGGTTTTAGGTAAGGCATTATCTGACCCGTTAAAGGCTTCTGCCATTCTAAAGAAAGCGGGCATTCTTTTAACGCAAGAACAAATTAAAGAACTTGAAACACTTGTAACACAAGGCAAAATTGCGGAAGCCCAAGCGTTAATCATTCGTGACGTGCAAGGGATCATTGGCGGTACTGCAGAAGCCACAGCATTAGCATCCACAAAAATTGGTTTAGCAATCGGTGACATAGTGGAATCTATTTCCCTGCTATTGCTTCCAGTCCTAGACCCTATTGCTAAGGGCTTTAGAAGAATATCGGATTCCATCACAGGAACAGTAGAGAAAACAGGTGGGCTAAATGGAATCTGGAATAACTATCTAGTTCCTATTGGAAAAGCCGTCACAGATACCTTTACCAGTCTTAGAAATAGTCTAGGTCTAACGAATACATTCTTTTCTGCAGTCTGGGATATTGTCAAAATTGGCTTAGGGGTACTAGCAGAACTATTTAAGTCTGTTTTTGGAAACAAGGCACTGAATGACACCTTCATAAGCACATTGAAAAGTTTATGGAATGCCTTTGAAGCAGTCTTTCAATTTCTTGCAAAATTCTTTTTACCCATTTTGGAACAATTACTAAAGATTGTTCTGCCACCATTGATAGCAATTTTCAATGGTTTAGTAAAGGTCATTCAATTCCTACTGTCAGTGTTACTGAATGTGATAGGTACATTGGCAGATTTCATTACCTTTGTAGGTAGGGGGCTAGTCAAATTAGGAGAATGGGTCACTAAGTCGCAATTGGTAGCGGACGTTCTTCAAGTCTTAGCAAAAGGTTTCTCCGCAGTTGCGGACTTTATTGTTGATCTTGGTAAATCAATCGGTGTGGAATTTATTGCAAATGTGGTTCAAAGTATCACAGGTGCTATAGGCAAAGTATGGGATGTACTAAATCAGGTCAAAAATAAAGTAGCAGATTTCTTTGCAAACCTTTTTGATGTAGGCAAAAGAAGTGATTTTGAAATAACTGTTCCGAAAATTACCACCCCAACGCCATCTGTGAAGGATGTTCAAGGGTCATTGAAATTGCCCGATATAGGAAGTTTTACAACCCCTCAATCCCCGAAAGTGGCAGAAACACCTAAAACAATTGTGAAAGAACTGCCAACAAAAACAAAGCAATCCACCACACCTGCTGTAGTAAATAACTACAACATCAAAGTAGATACCCTAAAGCCTGATGCACAAGTGGGTAAAACTGTGGTTGATTCCATCAAACAATACGCATCCCGTTCAGGTGGGAAATTGATCCCTGCAGGATTGCTATGACAGCACTAAAGAACATTGTGAGATTGCAGTTTCAAACAGGTGAACCCAACGGGTTCATCCTTAGTCAAACCCCACTAGGGCATCCCACAAAAGGGGTCGCAGGTTTAGAAGATTTCCGATTAGACCTGAACGCAGTTTTAGATACAGACCAATTGGATGGGGCTAAGTTCTATTGGTTAAACGTATTGAATGACACTGCAGAAATATCAGTGGCAAGAGGAATGGCAATAGGTGGCGGTGGACAGCCCTACCCATTTGCAGGTTCATTGACCTGTGAAGTGGCATCACCCGAAATTGACCCATTCAACAGTATTCAATTCAGACCGAATCTCAAGGTAAGACTACAAGTATATTTTCAAAACAAATGGAACAATCTATTTGCGGGCAGATTGCGTGAGATCAATTCCACTTATGATGTTGATGGAAATGTCTTAGTAAATTTTGAAGCCACAGATGCCATTGATGAACTGAATCAGGTAATTCTTGATGAATTTACTGTACCCGCAGAAAAAACAGGGGAGAGGATACATAGAATTTTAGATGAAGGTGGTATTGATAATTCCCTTGTTCCAGAAACTTCTTATCATGCTTTTGAAATGATAGGAGAGAAGTTAAACCAAAATGCGCTAGAAGCCTGTTTGGATGCGGTAACACATGAAATGGGAAGTATGTTTGTTACCAAATTGAACAAGATTCAGTTCTTGGAATACGGACAAACGAATGAACCTGAGATTGAGAACCCTATATTTACCAATGAAGAAATAGATGCGGAAGAAAAGATTTCCTTGACGGGAATTGAAATGTCATCAGGCAAGGAATTGTTTTTCAATAAATGTATTGGAACCACATCTTATGATCCCAATGTATATATCAAACAGGGAACTATTTCTATTGAACGCTATGGACTTCAGGTATATGAGAACAGGGGATTGAAATTTGATTGTGGGTTTGCCCTTGATGAAAATAACAATCCCATTCCAGATGCAGGGGCAGGACAAACGCAGGTCTTTTCATGGTTAGACAAGTTTCTTGCAAGATGGGCTGACACCCCACTAGAGATTACCTACGTAGGAACACGCAGATTTCCTAAGACTGTATCTGTGATTAATCGGGTAGATGATTTGAAATATCCCGTTCTTGCAGAAATAGGGGATCAAGTAACAGTAAATTTTCAAACACCTTATGTGGATTTAGAACAAGAAAGTATGGTTTTAGGAATTAGACATTCATTGAATCCTGATAGATGGATTTCAGAATTTGATTTAGTTCCAGTACCAAATAATTAGGAGAATAGAAATGACTTACAAAATATTTGAAGCAGGTGAAACCTTATCTGCCAATGATGTGATGACCTATTTTATGAATCAGGTAGTAACACAGGAAGCAACTTATGGAGATTTGGCACTACTTCCTGCAGATATAAAGGTGGCTTATGTTGAAGCAGATGACACTGTTTATGCGAAAGTAGCAGGAACATGGGAACCACTTGCCTATGAAGGTGGAGATTTCACCTTTGATGACTTGACAGTCAATGGAAATTTGACAGTCAATGGCACTACAACAAACATCAATACTATTAATCTAGTAGTAGAGGATAAAAATATTGTTCTTGCAGATGTGGCATCACCTACAGATGTAACTGCAGATGGCGCAGGAATTACCATCAAAGGAACCACTGATAAAACATTTAATTGGGTAGATGCAACAGATGCATTTACATCATCTGAAAATATCAATCTTGCATCAGGAAAAACGATTTACAAGAACGGAACTGATCTAAAAGATGTTTCAGAAACGCTGACAAATAAGACTTTGAATGGTTCCAATAACACCATTACCAATGTTTCCTTGACAGCAGGGGTAACAGGCACACTGCCTGTAGGAAATGGTGGCACAGGTTTAACAACCTATACGCAAGGGCAAATCCCGTATGCAAGCGCATCAAACGTACTTAGTGCTTTAACTATCGGTTCTTCAGGGCAATATCTAAAAGCCAATAGTTCTGGAATACCAGAATGGGCTAATTTACCTGCAGGGTATTCCCTTCCCACACAAACGGGCAATTCAGGAAAGTTTCTCACCACAGATGGAACAACAGAATCTTGGGGAACAGTGGCGCAATATGTCCTGCCTTCTCAAACAGGTAACACAGGAAAACTGCTTACCACAAACGGCACTACAGAATCTTGGTCATCACTGACCTTAGATGAAATACAAATCATAAAAGTTATGGATTATCTATAAAAAAGGAGAATGAAACATGGCTGTAACAAGCAAAATATTATTTAGGGGTGCGTGTACTACTTCAACTGGAACAACGTTATACACAGTTCCTGCATCCACCACTACAGTTATTAGCAATATTGCGGTAACTAACACATCTGCATCGGCAGGTACATTCACATTGGCATTAGGTGGTACTGCACTTCATACCACTACTGCAATAGGTGCGAATACTACGATCTATATTGATTGCAAACAGACACTTACTGCAACACAAACAATTACTGGTGGGGCTTCTGCCACATCAATCAACTATCACATAAGCGGGGTGGAGATTGTCTAATGGCTATTTCACAAATTCCCATCCCATCATCAGGGCTTACTTCAGCCGATATTGCCCCGTTAGCAAGAACTTCTGATTTATCCACATTAGCAACATCTGCAGGGTTAATCACACAACCTACTTGGACACTACTGGGATCAAATACAAGTAACGCAACAACTTTTACATCACTTTCATTAACTGGTATTCCTCAAACGTACAAGACGCTAAAAATAGCAATGCCTTCCATATATCTTCAAGATTATCAAGGCGGATATGCAAATGGATTGATGATGCGCCTTAATAATAATTCCAATACAATTTATCACGGAATGTCAGAAAAATTAATTGGAAATACAAGTACCTCACCAAACGTAACACAGTTAAGCACACTTGTTATGGGTGGTAACCAGCAAATGACTTTAACACCATCTGGCGATATTACATATAATCTTTCAAGTGAAATAATTATTGAAAACTATTCATCATCAACACAGTATAAGAATGTTTACATAAATTGTACCTATACAAATGGTACTACTCCAACTTCTATAAAACAGAGATATTTGTTTGGAAGCACATCACAAGTAACAAGTATAGATTTATCTGGAACGCAAAGTTATTGGATGATTATTCCAAATCAAAGCAATTACACTGGAAGGGGAATTTTTATTTATGGATCAAACTAAGCCAAC